GAGCGGGATGCGGCCTGGGCGCGGGTCGCGGCGGCGGATTTCCTGACACTGGCCGAGAAGCGGGCGGCGCTGGGGCTGCCGCCGGTGGATGGCGCGTGACGGTGCGGCGGGTGCAGGGCGGGTCGCGCTTCCTGTTCGACAGTTTCGATGCGGCGCAGGCGCGGATCGACGCCAACGAGCGGGTCGCGGAAGAGCGCTGGGCGGCGCTGGACTACCGCCTTTCCCAGATCGACGCGGTGCTTGAGCGGCTGGAGCGCCGCGTCTGGTTCGCGGTCTACGGGGCGCTGGCCTTCCTGCTGGCGCAGGGGGCGGAGCAGGTTTTGGCAGCGGCGATGAGGTGAGCGATGGAGCTGGAGCGGAAGTTCCAGGCGCGGGTCGGCGGCGGGGGCGGCGGCCTTCTGCTGGGTGACGGCGCCGTGGTGGAGGGGCATGCCTCGGTCTTCGGGCAGGTGGATCGGGGCGGGGATGTCGTCCTGCCGGGGGCCTATGCCAAGGGGCTGGCGCGGATGGAGGCCGAGGGGCGGCGGGTGCGGATGCTTTGGCAGCACGATCCGGCCAGCCCCATCGGCGTGTGGGACGAGGTGCGCGAGGACGCGACCGGGCTGTTCGTGCGCGGGCGCATCCTGACGGAGCTGGCGCAGGGCCGCGAGGCGGCGGCGCTGGTGGCGGCGGGGGCAATCGACGGGCTGTCGATCGGCTATCGCACGATCCGTGCCGACCGCGACGGGGCGGGCCATCGGCGGCTGGTCGAGGTGGAGTTGTGGGAAGTGTCGCTGGTGACCTTTCCGATGCAGGCAGAGGCGCGGGTGTCGGCCAAGGCGGCGGATGCGCCGTGGTCGGAGCTTGCCCTGCTGTTCGAGGGCGCGCGGGCCGATCTGGCCGCGCGGTGAGCTGACGGAGGAACGGATGGACGGACAAGGCGAGGCCGCGCAGGCGCGGGCGGCGGTGGAAGGATTCCTGAACGAATTCAGGGCATTCCGTGGCGAGGTGAAGAGCACGTTGAAACAGCAGGACGAACGCATGACGATGATGGATCGCAAGACGGTGACAACCAAGGGGCGCACCCCGCTTTCGGCGGCGGCAGAGGTGGCGGCGCCGCACCGCAAGGCCTTTGACGCCTATCTGCGCACGGGCGACGACGACGGGCTGCGCGGGCTGGCGCTGGAGGAGAAGGCGCTGGGCAGCGCGGTGGCCGCGGACGGCGGTTACCTTGTGGACCGCGAGACGGCGGATGGCATCCGGTCGATCCTGCTCTCCACCGCCTCGCTTCGGGCGGTGGCGCAGGTGGTGACGGTCGAAGCGGCCTCATACGACGTGCTGGTGGATCGCGGCGAGGTCGGATCGGGCTGGGCGACCGAGGTCGCGGCCACCGCCGAGACGGCGACGCCGCAGATCGACCGCATCCAGATCGCGCTGCACGAGCTTTCGGCGATGCCGAAGGCCAGCCAGCGGCTGCTGGATGACAGTGCCTTCGACATCGAGGGGTGGCTGGCGGGCAAGATCGCGCAGCGCTTCCTGCGGGCGGAATCGGCGGCCTTCGTCGCGGGCGACGGGGTGGACAAGCCCAAGGGCTTTCTGACCGCGCCGAAGGTGGCGAACGGAAACTGGGCCTGGGGCAGCCTTGGCTATGTGCCTTCGGGGGCGGCGTCGGATTTCGCGGCGGCCAATCCGGCGGATTGCATCATCAACCTCGTCTATGCGCTGGGGGCGGAATATCGCGCCAATGCGAGCTTCGTGATGAATTCGAAGACCGCGGGGGCGGTGCGCAAGATGAAGGATGCGGATGGCCGCTTCCTGTGGTCGGACGGGCTGGCGGCGGGCGAACCCGCGCGGCTGATGGGTTATCCGGTTCTGATCTGCGAGGACATGCCCGACATCGCGGCCAATGCCCATGCCATCGCATTCGGCGATTTCCGCGCGGGCTACACCATCGCGGAGCGGCCGGACCTGCGCATCCTGCGCGATCCGTTCAGCGCCAAGCCCCATGTGCTGTTCTACGCCAGCAAGCGGGTGGGCGGGGATGTCACGGACTTCGCCGCCATCAAGCTGCTGAAGATCGCCACCTCGTGACGGGGTCTGCCCGCCCCCGCGCGTGCGGGGGCGGGATGCGGCGGGACAGTCGGGAGAGACGGGATGCTGGTGGAACAGGGGGCCGTGCCCGTGGCGGCATTGCCCGTGGAGGCGCTGCGCGCGCATCTGCGGCTAGGCACGGGGTTCGGGACGGACGGATTGCAGGACGGTCTGCTGGAAAGCCATCTGCGCGCGGCGCTTGCGATGGTGGAGGGGCGGACGGGCAAGGCGCTGTTGCAGCGGCGCTTCCTGTGGGAACTGGCGGCATGGCGCGGCTTCGGGGCGCAGGCCATTCCCGTGGCACCCGTCGTGGCGCTCGTCGAGGTGGCGCTGGTCGATGCTGCGGGCGGGCGCACGGTCCTGCCCGCCGCGGCGTATCGTCTGCGGAAGGATGCACAGCGCCCGCGGCTGGAGCCGGCGGGGGCAAGCTTGCCGCCCGTTCCGGCCGGTGGTCGGGCCGAGGTGATGCTTGACGCCGGTTTCGGGCCGCATTGGGCGGCGGTGCCGGCCGATCTGGCGCAGGCCGTGTTGCTGCTGGCGGCGGAATTCTACGAGACGCGCCATGAGGGCGCGGCAGGCGGCGGCCTGCCCGCCGCGGTGACGGCGCTGATCGCGCCGTGGCGGACGGTGCGGGTGCTGGGCGGGGGGCAGGCATGACGCGTGTCCATCTGAACCGCCGCCTGACGCTTGAGGCCGAGATGCGGCAGCCCGACGGGGCGGGCGGCTTCCTGCGGGTCTGGCAGGCGCTGGGCGTCCTCTGGGCCGAGATCGATGCGGGCGCGGGGCGCGAAGCCGCGGTTCCGGAGCGGCGCCTGCCGAAGGTGCCGCTGAAGATCACGGTGCGGGCCGCGCCCTTCGGGGCAGCGGACAGGCCGGTGGCAGGGCAGCGCTTCCGCGATGCGACGCGGGCCTACCGCATCCTTGCCGTGGCCGAGCGGGACCGGCGGGGGCTTTACCTGACCTGTCATGCGGAAGAGGAGGCGGCGGCATGAGCTATCGCGGTTCGGCGCTGCTGCAGGCGGCGATCCATGCGCGGCTGACAGCCGATCCGGCGCTGGCCGGCGTAGCGGTGGTGGATGCGCTTCCCCCCGGTCCGGCACCTGCCACCTTTGTCCTTGTCGGGCCCGAGGAGGTGCGCGACGCGGGAGACCGTTCGGGCGACGGGGCCGAGCATCGGGTGACGCTCAGCGTGATCTCGGACGCGGCGGGGTTCCTGTCTGCCAAGGAAATCGCGGTGCATCTGGGGGCGGCGCTGGAAGCCGCGCCGCTGGTGCTGGCCGAGGGGCGGGTGGTGTCGGTGCGCTTCCTGCGGGCGGTGGCGCGAAGGCTGGAAGCCGGTGCCACGCGACGGGTGGACCTGACCTTCCGCGTGCGGCTGGCCTGGTAGAGGCTTTCACTTTTCGAACATCATGGTCGCCGTAGTGGAAACATTCCGGCGGTTTTCCTGACATATTCCTAGATGGGGTGCCGAATGGCTGTTCAGAGCGGAAAAGACCTGCTGGTGCGGATGGACATGACCGGTGACGGCCAATTCGAGACGGTGGCAGGGCTGCGGGCGACGCGGATCGCGTTCAACGCGCAGAGCGTGGATGTCACGAGCCTTGAATCCGCCGGACGCTGGCGCGAGCTGCTGGCGGGGGCTGGCGTGAAGTCGGCGGCGATCAGCGGATCGGGGGTGTTTCGCGACGCCGCGACGGATGCCCGGGCGCGGCAGGCTTTCTTCGACGGCGAGATCCCGCGCTTTCAGGTCGTTATCCCCGATTTCGGCAGCGTCGAGGGGCCGTTCCAGATCACCGCGATCGAATATGCCGGCAGCCATGACGGCGAGGCGACCTACGAGATCGCCCTCGCCTCGGCCGGAGAGCTGAATTTCGCGGCGCTGTGATGAACCCCTTTGCCGGAGAGGTGGAGATCGTGCTGGACGGCCAGCCGGTGCGGGCAAGGCTGACGCTTGGCGCGCTGGCAGAGCTGGAGGCGCAACTGGGGACGGGGACGCTGGTGGAACTGGCGGAGCGGTTCGAGCAGGGGCGCTGTTCGACGCGGGACGTGCTGGCCGTGGTGGTCGCGGGCCTGCGTGGTGCGGGCTGGCGCGGCGGTGCGGCCGATCTGCTGATGGCCGAGATCGGGGGCGGGCCACTGGGTGCGGCGCGGGTGGCGGCGGCCTTGCTGGTGCGGGCCTTTGCTTTGCCGGAGGAATGAGATGGCGGTTCCGCGGAAGGGCGGGATCGACTGGGCGGGGTTGATTCGCGCCGGATTGACGCCGGCGCCCGCAGGTCTGGGCCTGCGGCCGGCCGAGTTCTGGGCGCTGACGCCGGTGGAATTGCGGCTGATGCTGGGGCGGGACGGGGGCGCGCCGCCGATGACGCGGGCGCGGCTGGCCGAACTGGCCGCTGCCTTTCCGGACAAGAGGAGAGAGACGGATGGCGGAGATTGACGCGCTGGAGGACCAGCTTGCGGCGCTGGAGCAGCGGATGGGTGCGGCTGCGGGCATCACGGCGGCCTTCGATGCCGAGCTTTCGCAGGTGGGAGAGACGATGCTGTTCGCGGGCCGCGAGGCGCGCAGTCTGGGCAACAGCTTCGGCAGCACGCTGAAGCGCGCTTTCGACGGTGTGGTGTTCGACGGGATGCGGGCCTCGGACGCGCTGCGGCAGGTCGGGGCGGCGATGTCGCGCAACGTCTACAACGCCGCGATGCGACCGGTGCAGCAGGCGGTCGGCGGGGCGCTGTCGGCGGGGATCAACGCCGTCTTTGGCGGACTGATGCCCTTTGCGCAGGGCGGCACCTTTGCCTCGGGCCGCGTGATGCCCTTTGCCAAAGGCGGGGTCGTGTCGCAGCCGACGGCCTTCGGGATGCGGGGTGCCACCGGGCTTATGGGCGAGGCGGGGCCGGAGGCGATCCTGCCGCTGGCGCGCGGGCCTGACGGGCGGCTGGGCGTGCAGGCAGGCGGCGGGGGCGCGCGGGCGGTGACGGTGGTGATGAACATCGCCACGCCGGATGTGCAGGGCTTCCAGCGGAGCCAGAGCCAGATCGCGGCGCAGGCCGCGCGGGCGCTGGCGCGCGGACAGCGGAACAGGTGAGGGGGCGGGGATGGCTTTCCATGAGGTGCGGTTTCCGGCCAACCTGAGTTTCGGGTCGGTCGGCGGACCCGAGCGGCGGACCGAGATCGTGACGCTGGCCAACGGGCACGAGGAACGCAACAGCCCCTGGGCGCATCCGCGCCGCCGCTATGACGCGGGGCTGGGGTTGCGCAGTCTGGACGATCTGGCGGCGCTGGTCGCCTTCTTCGAGGCGCGGCGCGGGCAGTTGCATGCCTTTCGCTGGAAGGACTGGGCGGATTTCAAATCCTGCGCGCCCTCGGCCACGGTGTCGGTGACGGACCAGCACCTTGGCGAGGGGGATGGTGTGCGGACCATGTGGCCGCTCTCGAAGCGGTATGTTGCAGGTCCGGAGCCCTATCTTCGGCCCGTGCTGAAGCCGGTCGCGGGCACGGTGGTCGTGGGTCTGGCAGGCGAGGAGCGGATCGAGACGCTGCACTGGACCGTGGATACCGCGCGGGGCGAGATCGCCTTTGTCGATCCGCCGGACCGCGGGGTGGCGGTCACGGCGGGGTTCGAGTTCGATGTGCCCGTGCGCTTCGATACAGACCGGATCGCCGTTTCGGTCGCGTCCTTCCAGGCGGGCGAGGTGCCGGATGTTCCGGTGGTGGAGGTGCGGCTTTGACAGGGCTCGAGGCGCATCTGGCGGGCGGGATCACCACGGTGTGCCGTGCGTGGTCGGTCCTGCGGCAGGACGGGGCAGCCTTCGGCTTCACCGACCATGACCTCGACCTGTCCTTCGACGGGCAGGTGTTCCGTGCATCGACCGGCATGACGGCCCGTGCGCTGAGCCAGACGACGGGCCTTTCGGTCGACAACAGCGAGGCGGCGGGCATCCTGTCTGCGGACGGGGTGACGGAGGCTGATCTCTTGGCCGGTCGCTATGACGGGGCGGGGGTGACCTGCTGGCTGGTCAACTGGGCGGATGTGGCCGAGCGCCACCTTCTGTTCCGTGGCACGATCGGCGAGGTGACGCAGGGGGGCGGGGCGTTCCGCGCCGAATTGCGCGGCATGACCGAGGCGCTGAACCGCCTGCAGGGGCGGGCGCTGCAGCCGTTGTGCGATGCGAGCCTTGGGGATGCCGCCTGCAAGGTGGACCTTGCCGCGGTATCGGAGGAGATCGGTATCCTGTCGGT